ATGGGCGCGCGCTATCCCCGCGGGAACCGACGATTCCCACAGGGAAATTCCCCTGGTTGGTTCGGATCGGCCCCGATTGGAAACGCCGCGGTGGGGGTTCGGGTCGGTGGGTCCGCTGGTGGTCGAATGGGCCGCACGTTGGTTGGGGCTCGAGCTGTTGGGGTTCCAGGTTCACGCGCTCGAAGGGACGCTCGAGCTGGACGAGGCCGGCGAGCTGGCGCACCGCACCGCGTATGTTTCGGTTGCACGACAGAACGGCAAAACGGTGTTGGGTCGCGCCTTGCTGGGTTGGTGGGTGACGGACTATGCGCGGATGAGGGGCAGGCCCCAGGTGGCTGTGAACCTGGCCGATGAGCTGTCGCTGGCTAGCCAACAGTTCGAGGCGTTGGCGCCGATCCTGGAGGCCCAGTTCGGGTGGAAACTGAAAAACGGTTACGGCCGGATGGAGGGTAAAGGGCCGGACGGGTCGCGGTGGTATGTCAAGTCTGACCAGCCGGCGGCGCCTCATGGGTTGTCCTGTGACCTGGTATGGGCCGACGAGATCTGGAACATGAGCTCGGAGGTGCTTTCGAGCGGGTGGCGTCAGACAATGAAGGCCCGAAACCCGCGGACCGCTGGCGGGTGGCCGCTCATGTTCATGACGTCCACGGCCGGCACCCAGGCATCGGTGGCACAGATCCGCTACCGCGAGCAGGGGCTACAGATCATCGACTCCGGTAACCCTGGCCGGTTCTACATGGCCGAATGGTCGGTAGATCCTGGGGTCGATCCAATGGACATGACCCACTGGGGACAGGCCAACCCAGGGCTGGGCACCGTGGTGGAGCTCGAAACGCTGGTGACCGACTCCCAGGACCCTGACCGGATCTCGTTTCTACGTGGCGGCCTGAACCTGTTCGTGGATGCCGACGCCGCGTGGCTCCAGCCAGGGGAATGGGAAACCTGCAGGGTTGAGGACCCGTTCCCCGAGGACCAACCCAAATGGGTCACGGTGGACCTGTCCCTCGATGACTCCCGCTGGATCGGGGTTGAGGCCGCGGCCCATCCCGATGGGCGGGTGCACGTCCGACCCGCGTTCGCGGTGGCCACCTTGGCGGAGTGTCTCGCGGCGATCACCCGTGTGTGTGAACACCCAGGCACCCGCCTGGCTGTCTGCCCCGCCCTAGATGGGCACGTGCCGGTGCACCTGGCTAAACGGAAACGGACCGTGGGCTACGGGGAGCTGCTCGAATGGACCGGGCTCGCGTACTCCCTCATCAAGGAACAGCGCCTGGTGCACAACGGGGAAAGCACCCTGGCCGAACACATGAACCGTGCCGTGGCTGTGAAACAGAACCACGCGCTGGCGCTGTCAAGCAAGCGATCCCCTGGCCCTATCGAGCTGGCCCGGCTCACAGTGTTTGCTGCCGGGCTGGCGTCACGTCCTCGCGCGGTCGGTCGCGCCGCTATGGGCACGTCGCGGTAGGTGCTTGCACCAGCGCGTAAACATTGAGACACTCCAGCCCATAGGACTGTTCCAGCGGAAAGTGACAGCGCCGGCCGCGGCGGCTGTGGTGAAAGGCCAGGCAGGCGCGTCCCCTGTTGGACAGTTCTACCAATACTCCACCGGCTACGGCGAAGAAGTCGCGCTGTCGATCCCGACCGTTTCCCGCGCGCACGATCTCATCGCCTCAATGATCGGTGCACTGACGTTAAAGCACTACACACTGCAGTGGACCGGCGAACGCTACGAGAAGATCTACCTGCCGAATGAACCGTGGATGGACCAGCCCTGTTCGAGCGTCACCAGGAATTTCTTTTTCGCCAACATTTTTTCGGATCTGTTTTTCTACGGTCGTGCTTTCGCGGTGATTACCCGCCGCCGCGCCGACGACAACCGGCCAGCGGAATTCCAGTGGATACCGGCCGCGGACGTGAACACCGCCGACCAGGCCGGGCCCCAGTGGTTCGGAATGTCCAACCAAATCACGTTCAACGGCTACCCGATGGATGCCCGCGACATGGTGCAGATCCTCGCGCCCACCGCTGGTGTCCTGTTCCAGGGCGCACGCGCTATCACAATCTCGGCCCACCTGGACCAGTGGACTGATCGAGCAGCCACCAGCGAGCAGGTGCCCGGCTACCTGCAGCAGCGCGGCGGCGAAACCATGTCCGGTTCGGAGCTGTCCGACCTCGCACAGTCCTGGGCGACACTCCGAAAGTCCACCGATGGTGCCATTGGTGCACTGAATGACTACGTGGAATTCGTGGAATACAAAAACAACCCGTTCGACATTCTGTCGCGGCAGCGTGAATACCAGGCGCTCGAGCTCGCCCGCACCGCGAACGTCCCGCCTTACCTGGTTGGCATCCCTACCGGCGGCATGACGTACCAGAACGCCCAGCAAGCACGGCAAGACCTGTACCTATTCGGTGCGAAACCGTACATTGACTGCATCGAGCAGACGTTCTCGATGAACAGTATCCTGCCCCGCGGCCGCTATGTCGAAATGGACGTGGCTGCCTATCTCCGCGAGGCCCAGCTAACGGAACCCGAGGTCATGGTGGAACCCGACGTGGAATCACCCGATGACGAGTCCGAGGACGACATGGAGGACATGGACTAATGAAACTCACATTCCAGGCACAGCCGGTAACGCTCGACGCCGCGGCCGGCGAGGAAGAATCCCCGCGCACTATCACTGGCGTGGCGGTGCCGTACAACGTGCCTGCCGTTGTCATGTCGGGCGAAAAGGTCATTGTTCGCCCCGGCGCGTTCGACACCAGCGAACGGCCCAAGCTGCTGGAGGGCCACGATCTCGCACAGCTCCGCGGCACTGTCACCGAGCTGGTGGAGTCAGACGACGCGCTGTTGTTCGAGGCCAAGTTCGCCAAGACACGCGCCGCCGATGACGCCATTGAGCTGGTGAAAGCCGGCGCCTACGACGCTGTGTCGGCCGGTTTCACACCGACGAAATACAAGTACGACAAGAAGGGGACCCTTGTTGTGGAACGAGCGACAATCCATGAGATTTCGCTAGTTGCCATTCCCGCCTGGTCCCAGGCACAAATTACAAACATCGCCGCATCCTCTCCCGAGGACGACGAGCCCACCAACCCGATCCCCGAGGAGGAATCACCAGTGGACACCAACACCCAGGCCGAGGCTGTCGAGGCCGCGACCATCCCCACCCAGCCGCTTGCAATCGCCGCGGCCCGACGCGAAACCAAGTTGCCCACCGCGGCCGAATACATCGCCACCATGTTCCGTGGCGGTGCCGACTGGGCACAGCTGCAAAACCAGATCCGCGCCGCGGCGCCTGACGTGTTGACCAGCGACCTGGACGGCATCCTCCCGATTCCGATTGTGCAGCCTGTCTATAACGGGCTCATCGGCCGGCGAAATGTCATCGACACCATCGGCGCACGGGCGATGCCTGGCGGCGGCAAGGTGTTTATTCGCCCCAGCGTCACTACTCACACGTCCATCGCGGCCGTGACCGAAAACAACAACAACATCCAGTCCGGTACTTTCGTGGTCACCGACAACCAGGTAACGAAGGCCCAGTATGGCGGCTATGTCGAGGTGTCCCAGTTCTCCATTGACGTGACCCAGCCCGAGGTCATCTCGCTGCTGCTGGATGACATGTCGCGCGTCTATGCCAAGCAGACGGAAACGGCTGTGGAGGCTGCACTGGAGGCCGGAATCACGGTCACCGAGGCCGCGTTCGACGTGACCGACCCGGCCGCTTGGTCGGACTGGGTGTACGACGCATCCAAGAAGGTCCTGGACAACTCCAGCCACCTGCCCACCCACCTGTTCTGCAGCCCGTCCTTTTGGGCGGCGTTGGGCAAGCTGTCGGACGACAGCAAGCGGCCGCTGTTCCCACAGGTCGGCCCGATGAACGCCTACGGCAACGTCGCACCCGGCACCCTGACCGGAAACGCGTTCGGCCTGACCGTGGTGGTGACGCCCTACAACAGCGATTTCCTGGCGGTCGGCAACGCGGACGGATTCGAGATCTTCGAGGACATCCGCGGCGCTCTCCAGGTGACCGTGCCCAACCAGCTGTCGCGCACCATCGCGTTCTACGGCTACCTGGCCACGCTCATGATCGACAGCTCCAAGTTCGTCAAGATCGCCTGACCTAGAACCGCTGCAAACGACGTCGAAGGGGGTGAGTAGTGACCGCGCCAACATTTCCAATCGCACTGGACAAGACGGTGGAAAACATCACGGCAACCAGTGGCACGTTCACACTCACCCTCGACGACGTGAACGGCATCCAAGTTGGGTCCCGCATCGACGTGGGCGGCCTGCCCACAGCGGCGTGGAACACACCCAACGAAACCGTTACCGCGGTAAACACCACAGCCAAAACCATCCAATACAGTCACGGCAATTTTACGGTGACCAGCCAGGCGGTGTGGGGCCAGGTGCACCTGGGTGTGTCCTGGGCGGACGTGACCGAGCTGGAGGAATTCCTGGGCTATGACGCTACGGGCGCGGATCAGACGTACCTGGAGAATTGCCTGGCGGCAGCCCAGGACAGGTGCTGGCAATTTCGTGCCCGCGCCGGCTACGAGGACCACCCGAACGTGTCACCAGGCCATGACTGCACCCGCGCGGTGGTGCTGTACGCCGCCCAGCTGGTCCGCCAGCGCGGCGCCATCGACGGTTACAGCTCGTTCGAGCAGCAATCATTTGGTGCCACGCCTGGCCAATCGCTGGGCACGATCCTGCAGCTGTTGGGCTGCAAACGGCCCCAGGTTGCCTAATGGGATTCCTGCAGGACGCCATTACCAAGGTCGAAACCGCGCTCACCGCGGTAAACGTGCCTTGGGCCAATGACCCTGGAGCAATCCGCCCCAACACCGTAATGATCGAGCTACCGGAATTCACCACCTACGCCAAGGCCGTAACCGACATTCGGGTAAAGCTCCGCGTATGCGGCTCCCCACCTGGCAACAAGGCCACCAACAAATTCATCCTCGACACAGTGGACACCATCTTGGGTTCCACTGTGATCGTGGACAGCGGATCACCCGCGACCGCCGACTACGGCAACCAGCAACTACCTACCTATGACCTGATCGCACGTATCGGGCACGACAGATAAGGAAAACACCCAATGGCAACCACAACGTTCCTTGGCAACGCCACTGTGAACATCACCCAGGGCGCGTCCACCTACGCGCTGACCGAACAGGCCAGCAACGTCACCCTGACGGTTGGTTACGACGCGCTCGAATCCACCGCCTTTTCGACGTCATCGCCGGCTGGCCGGTCATTCGTCCAGGGACTCCAGCAGGTCGAGGTTTCCATGGACCTGTATTTGTCCTATGGGTCGGGAACAGACGTCACCGAAACCGCGTTGTGGGCGATGGTCGGCAAGTCCAGCACCTTGGTCATTTCCCCGAGCGGCACCACCGAATCCGCCTCGAATCCGGAATACACCATTACCGGCGCCTACCTGGAGGCGTTCACGCCGATTAACTCCACGATGGGCGAGCTGGCCACTGTGTCGGTCACGTTCACCGGCGGCACGTTCGCGCGCGATATCACCAGCCCGTAAACACTCAACTAAGGGGACCGAATGAAACTCCGATTCACACTCACGCCCACAGACGGGCCGGCCTACGAGGTTGTCACCAACCTGGCCATTACCGTTGCCTGGGAACGTAAATACAAGCGCCGCACTACCCAGGCCGCGTCCGAAGGCCTGTCCACCGAAGAACTGTTATTCATGGCGTATGAGGCCGCGAAACGATCCGGCCACCCTGTACCAATCACGCTGGACAATTTCATCGAGCGCCTGGAAAAATTCGAGGTGGTGCCTGAAGGCGTGGACCCTACCGATCCGGCACCTACGGAAGGCAGCTAGCCGAGGTGCTGGTAGAAACCGGCTACTGGCCCGCCGAGGTCCCATTCGACGCGGCAGAGCTGGCTACCGTGGTGTCTGTGCTGAACGAGCGAGCGAAGAAGGCCAACCGTGCCCGCTAGTGCCACCATCGAGCTGTACGGGGTCCGTGAGGCGCTCCGCGAGCTGCAGCAAATTGACCCAAAACTCCGCTACAAGGCCATAGCCAAAATCAAGGCCGCCAGTGGTGAAATGCTGCAAGTAGCCCGCGAACAGTACCCACAGAACAATGACCTGCAGGACGTCATGCCTGGCTGGTCCAAAAAGGGTCGGCTGGGGTACGACAAAACGGCCGTGGACCGTGGGGTCCAGGTGGTGGTAGGTGGCCGGTCGCGCGGCAACGCCTATGCCATTGTCACCCTGGTGCAGAAAAACGCCGGTGGTGCACTGTTCGACATAGCCGGGCTCCGGAACGGCTCGAGCGGTGTCGGGTCACCGGACAGGTTGGGCCGTGAACGTGATTCCAGCCAGTCCGAGGCGTTCCTAAACAACCTCACGCGCGCCTACGGCCGTGCACAGCGCGGCCTGTGGCGCCAGGTTGCCAAGATCCGCGAGCTGGCCACTGGTGAGCTCCGCCGCGCATTGGATGACGTCGCTGGGGACGTGAACCGAAAGCTGGTTGCCTAATGGCTATTTACCTGCCCATCATTACAGAGCTTAAATCCGACGGAATCGACAAGGCCAAAAAAGAATTTAAAAGCCTGGAGGGCGCCGGCGCTAAAGCGTCCTACGCGGTGAAGAAGGCAGCGGTGCCCGCCGCGGCCGCCTTAGCAGGTTTGGGTGTCGCATTGGTGGATGCCACTAAGGGCGCCATTGAGGACGCGGCAGCCCAGGACAAGCTGGCTGGCCAGCTCCGCCGATCCACCCTGGCCACCGATGACCAAATAGCCAGTGTTGAGGACTGGATTAGCCAGCAGGGCCAGCTACGCGCGTTCTCCGACTCCGAGCTACGGCCGGCGCTGTCCAAGCTCGCCGCGACCACCGGCACGATCGAGGCCGCCCAAGAAGGCGCCACCCTGGCAATGGATATTGCCACCGCGACCGGCAAGCCGCTGGAATCGGTGGTGAACGCGCTGGCTAAAGCGTATGGCGGGAACACCGCCGCGCTCGCCAAGCTCGATCCAGGGCTACGGGACATTATCAAGGGCGGCGCGACCACCGGCGAGGTGTTCGAGCTGCTGGGGCACCAATTCGGTGGCGCCGCCGAACAGGCCGCCAACACCGCCGAGGGTGGCCTGAAGAAAATGGGCATTGCCCTGGACGAAACGAAAGAATCCATTGGCGCGGCGCTGCTGCCGATCCTTGAACGCCTCATGCCGTACCTGCAACGTTTCGCGGACTGGGCCCAAAAGAATCCCAACGTGATTACAGGTATCGCCATTGCTATTGGTGTCCTGGCAACCTCCATCCTGGCGGTGAACGCCGCTATGGCACTGAATCCGGTAACGCTCATCACGGCCGGCATCATCGCGCTTGGTGTCGCGGTGGTCGCGGCCTACAAGAAATTCGAGGGGTTCCGAAACGTTGTCCGGACCGTGGTAAATGGTGTCCTGACCTACCTGGAATTCGTGGCTAATGGTTGGATCAAGGTTGCCAACATCATCATCCGCGGCCTGAACATCATCCGCCCAGGCAAGGACATTGGCTACATTCCCGAGGTCGAATTCGGCCGCATGGGTGAAGGCCCATCGAGCGGCGGCCGATCCGCGGTGCCCATGATGGCCGATGGCGGCATAGTCACCGGACCCACGTTGGCAATCATCGGGGAGGCCGGCCCCGAGGCCGTGGTCCCGCTTGACCGTATGGGTGAATTCGGCGGCGGTGGCGTGACAATCAACGTGCACGGCGGAGATCCCCAGGCGGTGGTGGACGCTATTACGCGCTGGTACAGGCAGAACGGCCCGCTGCCGGTCGCCGCCAGGTTCTAGCCATGCCTCCCCCGTATTGGCGCGTCTATAAAGGCACCCTAGGTTCCCAGGAGCTGCTGAACATCCAGCAGGTGAACGTAACCCAGGGCAAGAGGGTGTTAAGCGACACCTACGCCGCGGGGACCGCCAGCATCGAGGGACGCCGACCCGACCTGCTGCCAGCGCTCAACATTGACGACCTGCTCATAATGGAGCTCACCAACCCGAACACGTCGCCGGTGAGCACCCGCACGTTCTCGTTCCGTGTAGCCGATTTCCGGATCACCTACGGGATCATTAGCGACATGGACACCTGGAGTCTCCAGCTAGAGGACGCGTTCGCGGGAATGGGCCGCGCTCGAATGACCCAGACATGGGCCGCGGGAACCAGCATTAAAACCGTGCTCCAGGACGTGTGTTCGGCCGCCTCAATCACCTACAACGATGTGGTGGCCACGGCCTGGGACACTGTTGGTGCTACCACTGTCACGAACGGATCATGTCTCGAAACCGCCCAAAACGCCATTAACACCGAACAAGGGTTGTTATTTGCATCGGGTGACTCCATCACCGCGTACACCAACGGCTGGCAGCAGTACCTGAATTTCTACGCGTTTTCAGATGCTGGCGGGGCCGCGACCCGATACCAGCAGCTCCAATTCATGTCTATGGCCGACAACTACGCCACCCGCGTAACCGTCACCATCGACGGAACAGGCGGCGCGACGAGCGGCACCGGCAATTACAGCTACCTGGTCGATACCTACGCGCCGAGCACCGCCCAGGCACAAAACATCGCGGAGTACCTGAAAGGTGCGCTGTCGGTGCAATCCGCGGCACCCATCCAAATGAGTGTGTTTCTGAACGACGAAACATCGACGCGCACACTCAACGCCTTGCTCGATTCTGTAAACATCACGTTTCGAGGCAACAGCTACAAGGCACAAAGCATCGGGTACACGATCTCTAGTGACGTAAACACCACGCGCGTAACGCTCAATTTGTCGAGCGCGGATTTCTACAATTTCCTGGTGCTCGACAACGCGACGTTCGGGCGCCTTGACTACAACAGATTAGGATTCTGATATGGGTTACCCATCATTCGCTGTAGGCGATATTTACACCGCGGCCGACGCTAACGCCATTGGCCTGTGGCGCGTTGTCCCGAGCGGCGCGACTAACGGCACAGTGAACGCTGACGGGTCGGTCACCATCGGCAACGCCGTCGCGAGCGTGACCGTGAGCGGGTGCTTCAGCTCGACCTATCGGAACTACAAGATTCTCGTCAACGGATCTTCGGCAAGCGCGGACAACAACCTCGCCATGACGCTCAACGGCGGAACCACCGGCTATTACGGCGTACTCATTTACGCTTTGACTACAGGCGGGGCGCCGTTGTCGGCAACAAATAACAATGCTGGCGAGTGGTCATTTGTTGGTTACAACACAACAACTAGCGGCATCATCATGACTATGGAAGTACTGGGTCCAAATCTCGCCGAGTGGACAGGTATTCAGTCCTCGTACATCAGTCCGGGCGGCGGCGGTCAATACACCGGATCACGGCAGGCCACCACACAGCACACAGGCTTCACGCTGACACCAGCCAGCGGAACAATGACCGGCGGCACGATCCGCGTTTACGGCTACAGTAACTGACCGTGAAGATTGCCAACCCGTCTAAGGCCACTATTGCCCTGGTGGCACTGATTTGCATTACCGTGCTCCGCGCGCTCGACAAAATGGACCAGGCATCGTTTAACGGCCTTGCCGGCCTCATTGTCGGTTACGCGGTCGGTAACACCATGTCCGCCGCCAAGCGTGAACCTGTTACGCCGATCATCGGCGCCCGCGATGCCCAGTAAACGCCCCTACAACCCAGGCAAAGCACCAGCCCGCGGCAAGCTCCCTGGCACCGAAACGTTCTCCAGTCTTGCCCGGCGCCGCTGGCCGTTCTCGAATTTGGGCACCTGGGTGGTGCGCGACATTCGGAACCAGCCAGGCACCATGTCCCAACACGCCACCGGCCGTGCCCTGGACCTGGGGTACAAGGCCACGGATCGAGCGGCCGCGCTGGAGGCGTGCACCTGGATTGTCCGCTACGCCGACGAGCTCGGGGTAGCCCTGGTCAATGACTACATCGCCGGCGACCACGGCCGCACGTGGCTGTGTTCCAGGGCCGCGTGGCGCACCCACACCACCAACACCATCGGCATCCGCTACCACGGAATCCATGTCGAGCTGCACGATTGGGCGGCGCGTATGCCCGCTGCCAAGTACGAGCAGCTGTGGCGCTCCCTGCCGCGCCCGTAGGACGTCCGAGGGTGGAGGGCCCGAGGACTAGGGAGGGCCGGTCACGTCCCCTGGCCGGCTCTCCCGACCACCCACCTGGTAAACCGTTGCCTGGTATGGGTTCCACAGGTATGCCACCAGTCATCGGGTGGCGCCCGTTATGGTCGAAGGACCGACTACAGCTCGTCCAGGTGTTTACCGACCTGGACACAGGTTTGATACTTGCCACCACAGTGACACGCCGCCGCGCGCGTTGGGCACGTTGGGAACCGACAACCGAGGTAGGCCCCGATCCTTACGACACTTGCCACCGTCCTAACGCTCCTAGTCCCGCTACAGGCGTCTGACACGCCCCAGGAGCACCGTTTCACCGGCGCCCTACCCAAACGGGCCTATGTCGCCCTGGGACGCTGTGAGACAGGCGGAGAACGTGGCAACACCGCCCACCGGACCCGCTCCTACGTGGGCGCTTTCGGGTTCTACAAACGGACGTGGGACGCCTGGGCGGACACACCCTGGCAACGGGCCCACACCCTCACCTGGGAGCAGCAGGTCCGCGTCCTAGATCGAGTCTTCTTCTACGGCCACACCGAAAAGGCAGGGCCCCGCGCCGGCAAACGCCTGGGACCCGCGGGCCCGTGGGGTCACGGTTGCTACAAGCAAATCCGCTGGGTGCAACACCTGGTGTGTAAACATTGGGACGTGAAAGTACGGCGGTGGTGCAGGTGAAACATCACGAAATCAACGTAGCGGCCCGCATCCCTCTAGAGCTCTACAAGGCATTGGATCTGATCCGCGCCGACCGCCAGATCCGCACAAACAAAACCACAACCCTTTCGGAGATCATCCGCGAGGCACTAGCGAAATATTCGGGGACACATGAGCAAGCGATTAGAAACAACTACACAGATCGTTAGGGAGCTGGTCGATCTTGCCCAGCACCTGGTACGCCAGGGTGACGAAACAAACGCGGTCATCGCGGTGAACGGCGCCGCGCGTCTGCTCCGCCTCGAACGCCACGTGCTGGAGCTGGAACAAAACCCGGCGCCGGCACTGAACCTGTCCGAGGCACCGAATCTGTCCATGATTGGGCTACTGGACCAAATCATCGAGCATGAACAGGCCCGCGACCGTGGCCAAGCCTGAGCTGTCATTCACCCAGGACCTGGTGCTCCGCCGAATGATCGTCCGCGCCATACGGTCCCAATGCAAATGCCACGTTTACACACGGATGACCGGCAACCACAAGTGTGTCCGCTGTGAACGTGTGGCCGATATCGAGCGGGCGTTCCCCGACCAATTCCGGGCCGCTGCTGCTTTCGTCGCCAACAATCCGTGAACACAAGGGGAAACAATGCTGTACCACAACACTAAAGCAGGGGAGATGGCTGCCGACCTGGTGGCTGCACTGGGGGAGCTCGCGGACGTCAAACGCGGCGCCTCCGCGAACATCCCCACCAAATCCGGAGGGTCGTACTCGTACAAGTACGCCACCCTGCCCGACATTCTCCAGGCGGTACGCCCAGTGCTCGCCAAACACAATCTCGCGGTGCTGCAAAACGCCACACAGACAGCGGACGGATCGGTAGCCATTTGGACCATGCTGGTGCACAGCTCCGGCCAGCACCTGGTGTTCGAGGCGTTGCCGATGCCGATGGGTGCCACCGCCCAAGAAACAGGGTCCGCGATCACCTACGGCCGCCGCTACCAGCTGCTGGCGGTGCTGGGATTGGCAGCCGACGACGACGACGACGGGGCGAGCGCCGCGCCACGCCCTGGCGGACAACGCGGACCCGCGGGTGGGCTGGCAACCCAGGCACAACGCGACGCACTAACCCGAATGTTTCACCAGCGAAACCTGCCAGCACCCGATTTCGACGGCATGACCAAGGCCGAGGCATCGGCACTGTTCGACAAGGTAAAAGCCACCAAAGTGCCTGCCAAGGGCGACAAGCTGACCCAGGCCGAAATGGACGAGCTCCGCCGCGGCGACGCGGAGAAATACAACCTGGATGAGGAACCGTTCTAATGCGGGCGTACTGGTTCACAATGGGGATGCTCGCCGGCGCACTGTTCACACTGTGGTGGGACCGATGATCTACGACATACTCCTAACCGTGCCGGTTTTGGTCGCGGTGTGCCTGTTGTGTTACAGCCGTGGCTACCGCGACGGATACAGGGGCCGCTGGTGAGCCGCGAACGCGCCAAGGGCACAGCAGCCGAAACCGCGGTGGTGCGATTCCTGCAGGGCCACGGATTCATCCACGCCGAACGCCGCGCCCTGCACGGCACCGCGGATCGAGGCGACGTCACCGGCATTGGCCCAGTGGTGCTGGAGGTAAAGAATTGTGCCCGCCTGGAGCTGTCCCAGTGGATGGGTGAGCTGCACCGCGAGATCCTCAACGCCCGCGCCAACACTGGTGCGGTGGTGGTGAAACGCCGCGGCACAGCCGACCCAGCAGGCTGGTATGCGGTGCTGCCGTTTGGGGACCTGGTGGAGCTCCTACTGGACGCCGGTTATGGGGACCGCCTCGAATGAAGGTCCTGGTTACCCTGACACCGGCCGAGCTGGAGGACGCCGCGGTAGGTGGGGTCCGTCGCCGCATCGCCGGCCTGACCCAAGGCAGACGGTCCACCCATCCCGACACACCCGACTGGAAACAACAGTGGTGGGAATCCCACGTGATCGGCGCCATTGGGGAGTACGCGGTAGCCAAGGCATTGGGCCGCACCTGGGACCCGACCATCGGCCGCATTGACCAACGCGACGTAGGCAACTACGAGGTTCGCACCACCCAACTCCCCAACCCAGTGCTCCGCTACCGCACCCACAACGACGCCAGCGCCTGGTACATACTGTGCAGCTACAAACGTGACCAGGTACTCATTCATGGCTGGCTACCTGGGCAGACGGTCCTGGACCTGGGTTACATGGAGCATGACGACGTTTACACAGCAGGCCCGGACCAGCTGTACCCGATCACTGACCTACCCGAAAATGTCGAGTGGGGGCCCCAGGTGGTGCCTTACAAGTCGGGAGCACGGGCCCGCTAATGTCGCCGGCTACAACTCACGAAACCGTGCACCGCGGTGGAGCAAGCACCTACCAGGGTTGCACCTGGTCGGGTAGAGGTCGCGGCAACGCGGGTAGTCCTGCCATGCCCGCGAAATGCGGGCGCCGGTGGGAGCAGCGTCCAAACGTCACAAATGCGAACGGTGAGGGTCCCCAGGATCGGAGAACAGCGGCCGGCCACGACAGTGGCAAAGCGCGGGGGGAGTCCACCAGGAAACTAACTACGCTCACGAAAGCAACCGCTGTCGAGGCCACAGGCCGAGACAAGGGCGCTAGCCCAAGGCCGAAGGCCGCGGGAGAACCACACCAATGACTTACAGCCAACAACACCGACGACACCGCGAAACACTCCGCGAAATGAAACTCCCCTGCCACTGGTGCGGCCGCACCTGGGAGCCAGGGTTCCACGCCGACCACCTCATCCCCATAGCCGAAGGCGGACCCGACACGTTTGACAACTACGTGTCGAGCTGCCCACCCTGCAACACCAGGAGAGGCCAAGAACTAGCCACTAGGCGCACCAACCAACGCCACCAAGGTAGGCGCCAAGCACTAGCCGCCCAACCCCACCTAGGCACGCTAGAACCGAACAGCGAAAAGTTCGAAACCGTTTTTGGATCTGAATTAGGCAC